TAGGAACAACTGTTGCTTTCATATTATCTTCGGCATAATGACCTTCAGGTACATCTTTACCTCCTGTTATTAAAGCTGAATCTAATAGATCAACTAATCCGTCTAGTTTGATTTGACGGTAAGTAATTTTTGAGTATGGTATATTTTCTGCTTCTGAATCATACCCATCATTCAAATAATCTATTAATGATTGAGCTCTTTCTAGTTCTACTCTGTGTTTTTGACCATAGTCAAAGCTTATAGCAGTAACTGTATCAAACTCTTTTAGACATCTAAGCAATAGTGTACTTGAGTCCATTCCTCCACTTAGGGAGATTACTACATGTTTGTTCATATTTTTTATTTTTAAAATGGTAAATCAAGTCTTACTTCAGGTTCTGTTACTATATCTAAATTATTCTCACTATTAAAATACATTACTAAAAATCCTAAAGGATAAAGACATACTTTCCCAGTGTACTTGGGGTTTGTAATTTCTCTATATCTAAGAGGTATTCTTAATTTTTTTGAATAGTCAAATACTTCTTTTCCCATTTTACCACCAGCTGGTTTTTCTAGGAAGTCAAATAATGACATATATGTTCCTAAATCTTGAGTGTGTTTTGTTACAATAGGCATGATCTTAATTGTTTTATATTGTGATTAATGTTGTTAATGATATCAGATGATATCGGCGTGTTAATAAATTCTTCTATCTTTTCGGATGGTTTAGTGTATTCAACACCCATATCAAATAAAACGTTTTTAAACGCGTTTATTATAGGTGCACTTGTGTCTGCTGACTTAATAAAATCATATCCTTTATAGAACTTAAATTCGTTTATATCTGATGCTCCTAACAGGTGATGATATGAATTAGTATCTAACATACTTCTTGTGTGGAGGACATTTATTAATAAAATACGTCCCATCATTTGGGAAAATAATTTATTTTTATGTGGGAACATCTCACTATATAGTTTTAATGAATGGTTAAAGGCAAAATGTCTATAACCCATATCATAACAATCAGAATATAATGAAATAATATCTCCTAATGTTTCACCCTGTATTACGACCATTAAGTTGGTTCTTTCAGGTAATTGAGGTTTCATAGTATTCATCCAATACTTAGCGTTCTTAGAAGTTCTCCATGAATTATTCCATTCATCAGGAGAAATAAAAATATCGGGTTTGAATAGATCTATTTTTTCAATTAAATCTTCTTGGGTGTGTTTTACATTTTCGAATAACCCATTATCCATAATAATAAAAGAGTCAGGATGTTGTCTATAAGATAACATAAATTCCTTGTATTCTGGATGTAAGTCTGATAAATGTGGGAGAATGTATTGGTAATCATTGTATTCTAATGAGTTTGTAAGTAAACTTAATGGGGATTCAAAACTTAATTTCATAACTTAATTTTCTTAATAATAAATATATAAACTATTTTTTAGATTTCCACTAATCCCACCACTTTTCAATATTGTGTTCTAATAGAGAAAATAATAGCTTTTTAGCTCTAGAGTGGTTTATATGTCCTATATTCATTGAAATTACTTGCTTAGTGCTGTCTTCATCTCTATCTTTAATATTAAACGGACCTTCTCCGTTCAATACCCTTTTATATATTAGTGGGTACCTTTTGTAATAATCATCGTGGTTTTCACTTTTTGTTTCTGTATGTAGTTCGTATAATCCAGGTTGGGTAGGTGATAGTATAAAATCAAAAATCCTATCTTCATAATCCATATATTCCATAGAATAGTCTTCATCTTGTACCTTTTCTATTAAGCGAACACAAGTGGTCATAATTTGAGCATCCCTTTTAGCTCGGGTGTGACGGTCTTGATCCCCAATATATTTTGCTTGGTTTTGTAGCTTTGCTTTTAATATTTCAAAGATGTAATGAGAATCCCAATCTCTATCTTTCCAGATAATAGGAAACCACCTTATTAAATTTCGTATGGATCTATATATGTCCCTCATTTTCCATCCTATATTGTTCCACACCCAACCATTCAATCTCTTAGTTAAAGATTGAGAAAAACTTATCAACTTTTTCATGTTTTTTATTTCTTAAATATGTTTTATATTGCTCAACTACTTCTAATAAAGTTCCCTCTGCTAAATCATCAACAAATTCAGAAACTTGTTCTATAGTACCACCACATTCTTTTTTAAGATGTTCCTTGAATGAATGCATTCTTTCCCTTTCATCTTTTGTAAAGTCATCTTGGAGTTTTCGAATCCTTTTATTACACATAGAACGTAATTCGTTTTCTTTTTCTTTAAGAACTCCCCAATTTTGAATAGTATTTCTAAGCTTAGCAACTTCGTCTGCAAGCCACTGCTCTTCGTATGAAATTTGAAATGCATATGGTGAATAATTAAAATCACCATGATTTATTTTTGATGCAAACGAATAGTGTTTATCAAGTGATTTAGAAACAGGGTATCTTCTCCACCAATAAAATTTGTTAAAATTCAATCGATCTGGTTTTGGTGGTGCTTTAAAAGATACATGTATGTTGTATTCTTTCAATATGTCTTCTCTTGTAACCATTAGTTATAATTAATGGATTTGATGAGCTCATAATATTGAAGTCCTGTTTCTGAATCTTCACAGTTAGATTCGTGTTGTTTGATTATTTCATCAAATTCTTCTTGTTCGTATGGTGTTTGTTGTTCATACTGTACTGGTTGTTTTTCTTGATCTTTGTCCATTTTTATTTAATTTTATTATGGCATCAATATACGACCAAATCTTAGAATCTCCAAACGTTTTATATGACGTTTATATGACTTCTACACAATTTCGCATGAAGTCGCACCAGCACAAGCAGCTTGTTCCATTAGTACAGTATAATCATCAGTTTCAACTATTCTACTTAAATCAATATTATGTAAGTGTTGTACCATTTCATTAAATTGTTCTTCGGTAATGGTCTCAAAAGGGGCTTGTATATAAGTATGATCTGAGAAAGGCAATACTGATAATCCGTTAAATGTGTTTTTATTTTCCCACATCCATTCTCCTACTTCACTCCATTCTTCAGGTTTAATAGAAATAGTTGCAGATACATTATTTGTGTTTGCTCCTTTACGATGACCTTCTTTTACCCATTCAATGTTGAATTTTTTAACACGTTCTAATAATTCCAATGCTGTTTCTTCACTACGAATGATAGCGTCATTAGGTGCTTTTTGAGGAATTGAAATAACAGCTTGGATAGTTGGTTTAAAGAAATCATCTTCAACTAATTCAGGGTGGTTTTTAGCCAAATACGAATATATTGGTTCGTTTTTTCCAATTCTAATTCTTCTAATATAGAACTTATCATGCCAGCTATGAATACCACTACTACATCCTAATACTAATGAACTAGTACCACTTGGTTTTACTGTAGTTACACGAGCCGCTTTATTAGTACCAATGATTTCTGCAATACGAGCATTTTCATTTTTAGCTATAGCTGCTGCTTTTTTAAGATTTAAACCTAATACTGTACCTGAAGCTATTCCCGTCATTCCAACTCCAAGTAATGCTTCTTTTTCAGTTGTTTTTCTCCAAATATCTCTTAAATAATGGAAATCGGTATATGCTGCTTGTAAAGTCCCAATGAATGCTGCCACTTTTACTCTATTATCTAAATCCTCTTGATCTACAATATCCGAAACATTTACTTCACAAAGGTTACAAAATTGAAAAGGTCTAAGTGCAATCTCACAACATGGATTACAACCCCAATCTTTATCATTACTAAAATAAACACCAGGTTCTCCCGAATTACTTAGTTCTATTTTTTTCCATAATTTAAGGAATTCTTCTTGGTCAATTTTATGACGTAATAATACTGCTGAGTTATTTGCTCGTCCACGTTGTGGATTTTCTTCCCACCAATTTCCAAATTTACAAGTCAACATATCTTCATCATTTAGATTGAATAAAGCTATTAATGCTGCTCTTCTTATTCCTCCACTTAATACAGCATCAGCAATATGACATGCCATATCATGAGCTTCTACTGATGTTAATTTACTTCCATTTCCTTTACGGTCAAGGATTTTTTGTAATTGAAATAAACATTCTTTTAAAGGTTCAGGACCTGGTGCTTTTCCTCCTACTGTAATTAATTGAGCTCCTTTTGGTCTAATATCTCTAAAGTCAAACTTTGGAAGAGATCCTCCATTAAAATATGCTTTACATAACATTCGAATAGCGTCTGCCCATCCTTCAATACTATCACCCACTAAATAACGTTTATGTTTAATAGGAATTGTAATCTCAGGAAGAGATTCTACGTGATGAAGTTGAACACTATAACCTACTCCACATCCTGATAATAATAGAAACATAATTTCGCTAAATGCTCTCCAATTATCAATAGGCATATATGAACAGTTAAAAATGCGAGAATTGTTTAGTTCAATGGGCTTTCCAGCAAATTGTAAGCTTCTCATGGATGGTAATACTTTTTTATCATATACCAATTTGTATGCTTCTTCTATTTCATCATGTAATTGAGAAAATTTACCTTGATGCATTTGCTTGTTTCTTGTTACTAGTTCTTCCCATGTTTCTCTTCTTTGAAAATCTGGGACATACTTAGAGTATTTAAGGTAAGTAGTAACTTCGGATAGGATTCGGGTTTCTGTGTTCATTTATTTTATTTGTTATTTAATTCGAAAAATTTATTTTTTAAAAGCTGTTTATCAAATTTATCAAAGTCACTATCAAACTTTTTAACGGCTGGTTTAGTGTCTTCATCATCATCCTCATTATATTCATCTTCAATTTCTATATATCCTCTAGATGTGTCTATCTTGGCATTATAAGTCATACCATCCGCTCCATATCTATTTTTCATAACGTGAATCCTACCGGTTCCGTTAACTTTGTCTTCTTTTTTTCTTGAGAGGGTTAAGCATAGATCAGAAATCATAATTTTATCATAACTTCCGGCCGCTGCTGTGCCTTCTATAATATTTTCTTTAGCTCCTGTTCTATTAACCTGTGATACTGACCATACAGGTAAATTTAATTCTCGAGCTAATCCTTTAGTACTGATATAAATATCATCAATTTCCTCTTTTCTCTCCCTATTTTTTCTTTTTGACGAAAGTAAGTCAACATAATCTATAATAATTAAATCAGTTTTAAAACCTAAATCCTCACACTTTTTAATGTGGCTCTCTAAAGTAGAAATACTAGCCTTTCCTGGGATATATTCTTTTATAATTAACTTACCTGGGAGTTCAGTTATTGTTTCTTGGACTTTTGATTTGAAGTTTTTAAGTTTATCTACAGGAATACCTGTAAAGAAAGCATCATATCTTTTACCAACATAATCTTCTCCTAATTCTAAAGTATAATGTACTACATTATATCCTAATTGAACAGCACATCCACCTAATGCTACTAAAGCCCATGATTTACCACCTCCAGGATTACCAAATACTAAACCAAAATCTCCATTTCCTAATCCACCTTGTATTAGTTCATTTATTTTATCCCAAGGAGTAGGAATAATAACTCTATTATCTTCACGATACCTAGATTCAGTATCTTTATCGTATTCATGACCTATATTTTTGTCTTGTCCTGCTTTAAGAGCGCTATCAATTAGAAATCTAATAGAATCGTACTCTCCACCTTTAAGTAAGTCTACTGAATCTAATAATGCTCTTTTTAGTTGTTGATTTTTACAGAAGCCCGAGAATTCATTCTCAATATACTCTAAATCATCTTCAGATGCTGAATAAGATTGTTTTAATTGTTCTTTGATAGCAATTTGAAGTACATCGTTTGTTATCTTCTTCATTTCTACTTTTAGAACTTCCATTGTTGGTGGGCAGTGATACTCACTATAATATCTTAAAATTTGACCTACAATCCATTTTGATGCTTGTGTACTAAAATATTCATCAGTTAAGACATCATGTATTGATAGTAAAAATTTTTTATGTGTTAATAGTGAAGATATTACTTTAGTTTGGAAAGAGGGCCCATATTCCTCTAAAGAATTTAATCTTGTTGTTGTCATAACTTTTATTTTATTATTTTAAATATAAAAAATTTTCTTTAATCCAAAAATCTACATTTTTAATTATTTTCCCTAATTCATCTTCATTATACATTCGTATGAATTCTTCAGGCTCAAAATATAATTCATCATCTTCAATTATTGATTGTAGATCTTCTATATCCTGTTCACTTACTAAAGGTTTACTTAGATCCATAACTTTATATTTGCTCTCTATCTCATTTCGCTCCATTAATATTCGAGCATATACAACATGGTCTTTAAGTTTTTCCTCACATATATCAAATATATCTTGAAGTGATAAATTTCTTTCTTTTAATTCCGGGAATTTTTTCAAAAGCCCCTTTTCACCTAATCCCTTAATTCCTTTAACATTATCTGAATTGTCTCCAAGTAGTGTTTTCTGTAGGATAAAATTGTGGGGTGTGAGTTGAAACTTATCAATTACAGTCTGTGGCGTATAATATTCTTTTTCAACGGGACGATAAACTGTAATGTTATTAGTGACTAGCTGGAGGAAGTCTTTATCTGCGGATACTATGAATGATTTATTATTTGGGTTTGATGATATTTGTTGACTTAAACAAGCTAAAATATCATCTGCTTCTACTTTAGGAATACTTAATACTTTAACAGGCAAGCATTTTAAATAATGCATTAAACGTACTATTTGATTAATTTTAGAATCATGTTCTTCCTCGATATCATCAAAAATATCCCAATTTGTAATTCTATTAATGTTTCGACTTGATTTATATTCAGGAATCATATTTTTACGACTAGCTGAAGATCCAGGACCATCAAAAACAACATATATTGATGTAGGTTTTATTTCTTTGACTAATGTTCCTAATGATCTAAGAAAACCACCTAAACCCCCGATATGAACTCCATTACTATTTATTAAATTTAAAATCGCAAAATTTCTAAAAAATAGATTAAGACCATCGATTAATAGTACTCTTTCATGTTTATTAAAAACTGAGTCTGTGTTTTCTTGGACTTCATTCAAGAGTTTAAGTAAATTTTTATTTTTCATACTATTCTTTAATAGATTCTAATATATCCGAAATATTCCCACTTTCCTCCCATTCGCTTAAATCTTCAACTATTGTTATATCTCCATCCGAGCCTTCAAACCAATTCTTCGAATTTTCCTTTTTATACTTAGCTATTGAATTATCAGTGTCAGGAATAAAACCATGAGGGGTAACAATTACTGTTGATTGAGTAGCTACTCCTATTCCTGTGTGGATTTTATCTATTGATATTTTTGTTCTTTTAGCAAATTCTACGTTCTTTTTATCTTTAACAGCTTTGATTTTAGATGTTCCGCTATTAGTTATATTACCGAATGTGATTACTAAAGTTGCATCCCAATACATAGCATCTCCCCCCTTATTTGTCATTTTTGGTCTTCCCATAGGTGATTCAGCTGGTTGTACTCCTACTTTATTAATAACAAAGAATGTGTTTGTATAAGGGTAATTAGATTTACGAGACATTGTAAATTTTTGATTTACAAAATTACCAAATTGAGTAGCCATAGCTCCTGCATTCCATTGAGGGTTATTACTTTTGGCTTCAACACTTAGTTTACATGGAATTGAACCAACTGAATCCCATAAAAAACAAAGATCATAAGGTAAATTCCCTTTCTTTTGTTCATCTAATATATCCAATATAAATGCTGATACATCTTCTATAACATTAATCGTTGATCTATCTACATACATAAAAAAACCTTCATAATTTATGTTTGTTGGATCTTCAGGATCTACTATTCTATTTAACTCAAATCCCATCTGAATAGCGTGTTCAAAATCCCACTTCATTTCAGTTATTATGAATATGGGGAGGATGCCTTGTTTTTGAGCATTTATAGCTGTTTCAATTAATAATGTTGTTTTACCTGAGTCTGATCTTCCTCTAGCTATAGTTAGATGACCCATAGGAATCCCGTCTATAGAAAGAGCATCTTTAATAGATTTGCTAAATGGGATGAACTGTTGTTCCTTAAATTTTACATTATTATCTAATCCCTTCTTCTCCTTAAATTTATCTAATGAGAATTTTGACTTAAGTTCTTCCCCTACCGCTTCTGTAAGCGACTTTTTTGTTTTTGCCATAAATTTTTGGTTTTAAATGGGGGGCTAAATCACCCCCCTAATTGTTATTAGTCTTTTTCAAACAGATCATCAAATTTTGACTTATTATCTTTTTTAGTAGTAGATAATGTGTAATTTGGTGATGTTTTAGATTTTACTGTAGGTTTGTCCCAAGGTAAATCTGTGGTTGGTGGAATTACTTCTTCTTCTTCTTCCTCCTCTCCACTTTCTTCATCAGGTGCTAACCAACTTTGCAATGCACTTTTCATTTCATCAAATGTATAACGTTTAAACGCTTCAGATGGATCAGGTTGGTTGTTTAGGTATTTTTCAATTTCTTCCTTAGTTGAAGATAGAGGAGAAATTTTGGTTTTAGGACGGATTGATGATTTATTATAAGCGGTTCCTGTAGTATCTGGTCCTACTGTATCTACTGTAAAATCTCTTCCTTCTGCAACATCAGTAAAGTCCTGAATGTCTTCATCGTCAGCCATTGATAAGAATTCCATATACACTTCTTTACCAAATTGCCATAAACGAACTCCTTTATCTTCTTCACCACGTACAATTACAGGAGCGAATACTCTTAACTTCGGTTCTAATTTTTTAGCTAATCTCCAATCTTCTTTGTCGCTTGATTTACGTAATTGTTTTACGAATTCAGCAATTGGATCTTTTTCACCCCAAGAAAGTGGAGAAAGCATCATTTTGTTTCCAATACCATAATAAAAGAATAATTCTTTAAATGGTGATTTGTCGTCGAATTTGGAAGGAACAATTCTAATTGTTTGTTTTCCAATAGCTGGTTTCCAATATAATTTTTCGTAATCCACTTTAGAACCACCTTTGTTGTTCTTTGAATTCATATTAGAAAGCTTTTGTCTAATTGTGTTTAAATCCATGTTTAATAACTTTTTTTTTGTTTATAATATATTTAATGTAATAACCTATTTTTGGGAAGCCAAATATTTTTATTGGGAGGAAAACTTTTATATATAAATATTACCTTTTACTCCGGGAACCATTTTTTTAATTTCTTCCTTAGAATATTTTTTACTTATTGGAGTATTTTCTAAATAAAGGTAACCTCCAACCGTTAAACCATTTGGTAATGATGTAATTGGAGTATTGGATAAATCAAGATGACCGCCAACCTTTAGACCATTTGGCAATGAGGTAATTTTAGTATTTCTTAAATCAAGATGGCCACCAACCGTTAAACCATTTGGTAATGATGTAATTGGAGTATTTCTTAAATAAAGATAGCCACCAACCGTTAAATCATTTGGCAATGATGTAATTTTGGTACCATATAAATCAAGATCACCTCCAACCGTTAAACCATTTGACAATGTGGTAATTGGGGTATTGGATAGATAAAGATCACCTCCAACCGTTAAACCATTTGGTAATGATGTAATTTTGGTACCATATAAATTAAGATAGCCATCAACCTTTAGATCATTTGGTAATGATGTAATTGGGGTATTTTCTAAATCAAGATCACCTTTTCCGCCATCCTTTATATATTGCTCAATCTTTTTTTGAGTAGCGATTGCAAAATTTTGTTGACGTTCTTCCCCAGAGCGTCTAGGTTTAAGGATATCAAGCTTTTCTTCGCGTAAGAGGTCTAAAAGTTTTATCATTGAATTTATTTATATCTACAGACTAATGATCTTATAAATTTTAGTATCTAGCCTTTTTAATTCACCCTGTTGAGTTAACAAAATACAATTTCTATAGTTGTTCCAGTCTATTAAGAATTGGGGATCCAACATTCCATTGTTTAGACTTTTGATTAGTTGGTTTAGGGCGTTTATTGAGTATAAACTATTTGTTTCTTTTTTTCTATGAACTAAGATAGTGTTCTCAGGGATATCAGATAAATTCCCAAGTTCAATATTATATGTTAATACATACTCGTCATTAGTTTTGATATGCAATGCAAATATTTTCCCGTATAATACGTTATATTTACTTTGAATCGATTCTATTAAGTCCTCTATTTTATCTACTTTAGTAAAGGTACAAAACAATTTGTTTTGAATGTTCATATTAGGGTCGTATAAGTCATAATCATATGTCGTATTATACATATTAATAGAACTATCAAAAATCGAGTTTTGATTCATAAATTTTATTTTAAATTATTGTAATTGTAACCTGTTTTAATTTTGACATCGAATTTATATGTTTTAAATATTTCCAATATTTTATCTATCAAATCTTCCTCCTCTTCATCCAAATCTAATAAAAATGCATCGTAAGTAAAAAGTATTAGTTTTGTATTTTTACCTCTTAATATTTTCAACATATCCCATATAATGTTGATATTTGTTGAAGTTTCAGTCGTCTGAAGTAGATAATTTAGTAGCTTATTTGGATTCATATTTTCCAATTTATCTTTGTAAAACTTCCATCCACTTGTTTTATCTTCAATAAATCCTTCATTCTGAAATTGTTCCCATAATTTATCTTTGAAATGTTGAAGACGGGAGAAAAATTCTACATTTTTGTATTCTTCAAAAATATTACCATTAAGGTTTTTAAATACTATCTTTTTGGCATCATCATAACTTACATTACATTCTTCCACAATTTCATGATATATATTCTTATCTCCGAAGTCATAATCCATAAGTTTACTAATTAGAGTAGGGTGGAATGCTGATAAGTCTATTTCTACTAGTTTATCATTTCTTGGGATAAATACTTCTCTGCTTCCATTTTCTTTATTCAGAGCAGCATAATTTACACCCCCAAATCTGTTGGCTGGTCTTCTTGTTGTTGTTTTAAAGTTGTATTGACTATATATGTAATCGGCATCAACATGATAGAAGTGGTCTTTGAATTTTTCTCTTTGTATTCGTAAACCATTCCGTTCAATTGCGTTAAACACCAAGGATGCTCTATCGTTATAGAATAAGTTAATTGGTTCATTTATTTTTTCTTTTAGATCGTTAAATATTTTTTCACAAACTTCATAATGTTTGGATATAGGTACAATTTTATTAAGATCATCAATATGTTGATAATTACGATAAAAATAATCATGAGCAGAGGTTGTGGGCCTCTCATAAATATGTTCTAACGTGATATCAACTATATTCGGGTGTATAAGGTAGTGTAAAAACTCTTTCTTATCTCGTACATATATTTTATTGATCTTGTTAAGAATCGTTGATATAGCGTTTATACTTAATTGTAATGTATCATTATGTTCTACACACAATATATAACCTTTATTATCGTTTATTGGTCTAATATAAATTAAGGATACATTGTTTATTGTTGGATGAATATAATCATTAAATGGAATTATTTCTACAAATGCCTCTTCAATTTCCTTGTAGTAAAATTCCTTTAATTGTTCATAATTCTCAATAATATAAAACATACTTTATAACCTTTATTCTGATAATGATAATATAATTACCTCAGATAACCAAATATTCTTGATGAAAAAGGAAATCCGAACTAGGTAGCGATACTTTGTTCGGATTTGTCACCTGTTGGGTAACTATAACGGGTCCTAAGTTCCGTATGTTTTTGTTTTTGATTGTTTTTAATCTTCGTCTTCGTCATCATATAATTCATCCGAGAATGAATCATAAACATCATTTGCTACATCTGAACTAAATTTAGAAAATGGTAAACTACCATCAGTTAATCCAACTAAAATCCGGATTACATCTTCAGGTTGATTTTCAACCATTATGCTCCAAAATTCTTTAACCATATCATTGGTTGGTTTTTCTTCTTTTAATACTTTACGTACTTCTTCTCGGATTAGTTTTTTAAATTCTGTTGGGTTCATTTTGTTTTTGATTGTTTTATATAAATATATTAAAGGGGGGTTAAAGTACCAAATTATTGAAAATATTTAGTATAATCATATTTTAAGTATTCATCAAATCGGGATAAGTTTTGCCTTTGCATGGCTAGTAACACTATATTTTTATTAGTTGTAGCTACTTTTTCTTTATTTCCCGATATTTGCCATGCTAAATTAATGGGGGTATATAACTGCCACATAATTTGAGGATTTTTGCTTACTAATTTATCGTAAGTAGATTTATCAATTTCTATATATATTAGCTCGTTTGTTTTTTTACAAAAATATCTTCTAAATTCACCAACTTGATAATCTTGGATGGTTGGGAGTGTTATGTTTTGGGTTGGAATTAAAACCTGAGAATATATAATATCTTTAATGGTATTATAATCTGTTACTTCGTTACTAAATGAAGCATATTCTATATAAGTTGCAGGATCAAAATTTATAGAATTAGGGTTAGGTCCCCCCGGTGTAGAAGGTGCTATTATTAGTTCTTGAGTTGGAGTATCTTGGGGTGTTTTACCTGTAAAATACTGTCCTGATGAGTTTTTCCAATAATAACCGGAATATAATTCACCTGTGGATTTAATAGCAAATCCATCATTAGCATATAAATTAGTTTGTATTTGAGATAGTGGGTAATACATTATGCTGTGTTATTATATCGTTTTAAAGCTGAGTTAAATATTGCTACTTTACTATTATATGTTGGTGTTCCTTTAGTATAAGATGCTTTCGCTGCTGGACTCCACCATTTATTAATATAATTCTGGGTCCAAATATCGGCATTGATTCCTGAAAGTCCTTTGGCTTTTATTCTACTAGCCATAAAATCTAAAAATGATTCATTACTAGCAAATATAGCAAATGCTCTTTTTACACCTCCACTATCAACACGACAATATTGTCCTATAATTCCCGGAGCTGACCATCTTCCACTATCTGTTTGCACACCAGCATAGTTAAACCCCCCAGCTGATACAAATGCATTTCCTTCTTTTCTAGCTTCGGCAAATAATACAGCAAAAACCGCTTTACCTAAATCATCACCATATTTCTTTTTTAAATAATTAACAGCATCTTTATAAGGTAAAATATTAGCTCTTGGACGAGGATCATCAAATTTAAATTCAGGGTATTTTGTCATACATCCATCGACGCTTTGTTGTGCAATATCTCTTGGTGCCCTAGCAGCTCCGGTATTAGTTGAAGTTGCAGTAAGTGGTGGTGTAGGTGGACTAATATATCCACTTCCTATTGGGTTTTTAGGCATTCCAAAAGATTCTATTACAGTAGTCCACTGATTGTTTTCTATATTCTGTGTTATTCCTTTAATAATAAAATCTAAACTTTCGGCATAATTTGTTGGCAAAAATTCTTGTTCTGAGGTATATTTTTGATAGATTTTAAATCCTGAGAGTCCATCCATTGTTAGTTGGAGGTTAAAGGGAATAAAACCATTTCCTGGTGATGATTTATATGGGTTTTTAGATTTGTCTTCTGTTGTTGCAATTGCTTGATTGATAGAGTTTATAGTTTTATTTAGTTTTACTAAATCTTTTCCTATATTTCCT